ATGAGGGGGATAAACCTCATAATTCCGTCTTTTCACGCCTCTACACTACTCATAGGAGTTTTGTATGCGCAGGATGTAATACTCGAAGGATTATTACATTGTCAAGGAATTTTAAAATATGCAACATGCACAAACCAAACACAACTTTATTATTTTATATCACTTATTTATTATTTATGCACCACATTTTATTTTATCATTCCTTTTCATTAACCTTTTTACCATCCTACCACGCACTCCTAGTGTGTGAGAGACAGAATTTAAAACTCTGTTCTTTTCTACCCTACAATTGTAGGAAGATGTAAGCCCTTCTATGACACATATACGGAATACACGTTTACATTCGCTTTATTAGGGAAGCTTCGTATCTCTAATACTCACGAGTGAGTCTAAAAACTCAACCCCGCTAACGCAAAAATGGAAGCACAACCACAAGAAAATAATGGGAGAACTACCGAAACGATAGGTCCCTTGGAAATAGTTCAAAACTTGACCGATTTTACTATGACAACCGCTACCACCCCGATTACTGACTTGGACACCGAACAAGACCAACAATCAATCACTGCCGCTACAGCCCCAACAGGCATCGCAAATCTCAGTGATAACCCAATTTTTGAAGAATCTGATGACTCAGAATATGAAGAAATCTTCGAAAATGAATATGGATTTGAATTGTATCAGGAAGATGATACATTCTTTCCAGAACAGGATCTGACCCCGCTTTACTTTACTAACCCGGACTATGAAACTATGAAACAACAAATGGAACTTTATCAGTGTATAGTTAACCGCCGAACTTTCACAGATAATGTTAATCTCTATGCTCGCATTTGTTACTTAAATGAATGTGAGGATGAAGATTTAATAACTGTTTGGGATTTACCCAATCCTGATGAATTAACTAATTCACCAGTTATTAAAAATTTAACCTCATGTCCTATCATTGCCCAACAGTGTGATGTACCAAGAGATGAGAGTTTAAGCTTGGATGTTTTTAATGCTATTATGACTAACAGCAAATATCGTGAAGAACATACTTATTTAGACTTTCAACCTCGTGTTCAATATAGTTTAATGAAAGAAGACAAACTTTGGAATGTCTCAATCATTACTACTGTACAAGGAAACACCAAAGAACACGTTGGAGTAGCTTCAACTCGAAAAGAAGCTAAACACAATGCCATCCAGGTATGTTTAAATAGTATTCTTAAACGAACCGACATGAATACATTATCACAAACATACCTATTTGCCCCTGATCCAGACACTGGTTTACAGACCACCACCATGCTTAAAGCTTATAATGAATTTTTACAAATTCGAGATAAGAAAATGAAATACCCTGAATTGACTTTATGGCAATCGATTGGATTAATTGCACACAACGTCGAAATTGTTACTGTTAATGATTTAGAAGATGTTAAAATTAACATGAGATTTACACGTGAAACAACATCATACAAAGGAAACTTTAGATGCAAATCTAATGATGTACGTGTTATCTGTGCCAATATAACATTTGAAGAATGCATTGCTCGTAACATGGGCGCTATGCTAGATTGGTTACTTTCTCGAAAGTATTTAAATACTGGAAAGAGAACTGACAAACCAAGTACCAATCCTGTATATCAACAATCTGACACTGATGTCGCTTTTGCAGTATTATCCACAGAAGAAAATACTATTACAAGTGGCGCAGGAGCAATGGTTGAAGTCACTAATGAACCAGTACAAGAAGTTAATGTTGACGCTATTCGACCATCTGTTAGCACACTTGTACATGGAGATGAAAGTGTAACTTTGCCCTATGCTGAATCTCACATGTTCCCAATTGCAACATACATTCTATCAGAAGCTGAAACACAAACTGTAACACCTTTTGTTTATTTGGACATACTGACAACTTTGTTCGAATTGGCACCTAATATTCAGCTCACAATGTTTACTCGGACACTCTTATCACGACCCAAACTTCACATCACAATTAAATTGAATGCAACTTATGTTTATCAAGGACGACTCGTCGCAGAAATAATTCCTCAAGTCGGACAACTCTTAGTTTATGACGCTGATGGAAATATAGATTATGCAAAATCACGCATAACTGTTGATGATATGATTAAACGTAAAGCCACTCAATTTGATATTGCTGCAAGTACTGATATTACACTTACCATGGATTTTATTGATGTCTTGAACGCTCTTAACAACCGTGACATTAGTAATCTAACTGGCTATGCACATTTATTGGTTGGAAGTGTAACACCATTACGAACTGGACCCGATGAAACCGCCCAACTTACTCTAAATATTTATGCTCATTTGAGTAACACTGAATTTATGCAACGAACTTTTCCGATTCCAGATTCAGAGTTTCGAAGTGTTCATAAAATTCGAGTAAGACAAGAAATGATGGCTCTTGCTGCAGGTGCTCTTGGCTCAAGCTTGCTTAAAAAACCCGTGGAAAATCTAGTCGGTCCTATCACAGCTAATATGGGTGCTTGGATAGGAAAGATTGTTCCAAAACCCGCTTCAGAACGCGTCCCCGATACCCGACGCTTCGACAGAGATGTGAAAGGCGATTATTCTCACGATAGGCCAGAAGTCCCGATGTCAGCTGTACATATAAAACCCACATACACTGACAATCTCGCTATTGGCTTAGGAGAAGAGCAAATAATGTCTATGCGACTGAACCCGGCAACGGAACAACAGATTGAACCAAACCAAACAACACCAATTTTGGATATGGTTGAAATCGCACAAGCTTTATCAAGAGTTGCCATTGTAACATTGGAACCCACTAATGTATCCCAACAACTTGTTTACTCACAAGTAATGGGATACTCACAATTTCCTGGTTCTAATATGCAATATGCAATGGAAATGTTTACTCTTATACGTTCCTCTATAAAAGTACACCTTCAATATGTGAAACCTATGGGATTACAAGGATCATTAATGCTATCATTTGTGCCTAATGTAACAACAGCCACATTCGCACAAGCCCGGAATTGCAAAACACACACTGTTGATTTAAAAGATGTTGATGAAACAGATTTTATTGTTCCATTTTGGAGTACAACAGTAGCACGGAATTACAGCAATGATCCAGATCTTGGAGTTTTCCAAATTTGGGTTATTGTCCCAATCACTGCCCCATCAATTACTTCACGAAAACTTGATGTTGTTGTTTACATAGGAGCTGATGATGATTGTGAATTGACTGCACTTTCTTCACAATCACAACTTACCAGTTCTTACTCACAACAATCTCAAATGACAGAATATTTGTTGAATGAAACACACTCTCATATTGGCCATATTTTGAGTCGATACAATAGTGTGGGAAGTGCACAAATTGTGTCATCTGGAGGATTTGATTTGACCACTGCAATGTTTACTGGAACTGACGATGGATCTGAGTCTTCAAATGCAATAACAAAAATTTTGAAATTGTTTAAATACATGAACACTTCTTTTGATATTTTATTTGAAGCTATTCCAATTCCAGCATCAGCAATCAAATCTGAACGGTTACTTGATGCTCAAGCTCCAATTGTTATTTCCCCTATACCTGCCCCTCCTGGACCATTGAATGTCTTATCTTTTACACCACAAACTTGGCCGACAATTACAACTTTTTCCGCTCCAACATTGTCGAACGTTTACACCAACTTTTCTGGAGGTGATTCAGACGCTATTCAAGCTCCAGGTACTGCCAATCAGGTTAGACATTCACCTTATAATACTGCCGCCAACACTATTTTGACTTTGGATTTCAACCGCAATGGAAGAACTTGCACCAGTAATAATAATTTGGTTCGTACTGCGCTAGTATCATCTGCCACCACCGCAGAAAATACATTAACATTCAGTAACTCTATGGTTACAAATATCAACAACATTAAAAGTGCTGCTGATAGTGTGTTAACAGTGAATCAATATACTACTGGAACATCAAATACGGACTTAGGACAAAACACTGCTATTGGACAAATGGTTACTCAATTAAACAGCAATGTCAATACCGCCAATGATACAGCTGCTTCATTACAGGCACAAATTAATGCAATTTCAGGAGAAGTATCAACAATATCAGCTTTATCAACAATTGTTAATATTGCTTATTCTCCACCTGTACCAAATGTTGTACCATTTACTGGAATTGGTTCTCAAAAGATAAATACAGCAATTAATCCAAGTATGAATTTATTTGTACCAAAGATGAATACCTTTGCTAGGTTACCAACTTTTGTACGAGGAATCTCAACTGATAGTGTACGAACACGTATGTTACAAGCTGCCACACTTGGAAAATTTGCATTCTCAGTTACTAACCCAGTAACTTTGAATATGTATGCCCGTTTACCTGATGGGAAACAACTTTCTTGGTTTTTAGGAGCTCCATCGCTACCTATTACTTCTCGAGCTAAACGACCAAAACTTGTTGCAGCTAAGAAGAAAATTCCCAAGAAACAACCAGTACAACAACAAATGGATTTTGAGTCAACGCAACATGAGATCAAAGAACTTGCTCATGAAGCTGCAGCTACTGGATCTCAGGTATTTACTACAGCCGAGATTCATAGTGCCCCAAAAGACATTGTACCACCCCGATCTACTTTCCAAAAGATTAAACATTCCCTTAGTCCAACACATAAGGTGAATAAGACAGTTGATTCAACTGTTAAAAATAAAGTAGATCCACTTCTTGACAAAATAGAATCTTTAACTGACACCATCAAAGATTCTGTGACGACAACAACAAATAATGCTAATGTTTTATTGAACAATGCAACGGATATTGTACAAGATGTCAAACCAATACCAAAGAAATTAGATGGTATTGTTGATACTGTTACTGAATTAGTTGACAGTGTCAAGAATACTCTCATTTCAGCTGCTGAACGACTTTCTAAGTATTTTAGCGCCTGTGTTGATATTGACCGCATAATTTCGTGCCTTATCAATATTGTCATTGGAATTGTAAATCCCAACCCTTTAACAATAACATTGACAGTTTTGAATTGTTTATTACAACTTGGAATTATTTGTTCAAAGACTTTGAAAAAGCTAATTGGATTCTTTTCTAGCAAAATTGGAAGTACACCCTCTATATCGAGTGAAACGCGTAATGATATAGTAGGTGGTGCTGTCCAACAATGCGAACATGCTTGCCCAAAATGTATCGATAATGATAATTGCAATAGTTTTTGCATGCCTTGTAAAGATATGATTAAAGACCAGGAAAGTAAGAAATTATTTAATGATGCAGACAAGGTTTTCCTTACTACAACTTTGATAGGAGGAATCTCATCAGTAGTTGGATATTGTGGAAAACCCAAACATGTCCCAATGACAACAAAATTATGGGATACTTCATTAAATTTTTGGCGCACTTTACCAGGAATCAGTATGTTTATTAGAAATCTATTAGATTTTACAAAGAAGCTTTGTAATCGACTATTACATCGACAACCCGAAAACAAAGGAATTAAAATTGCTCAGGATATTGAATTTTTGACTAAATTTCATAGCAAAATTACGACATTGACAAACCCAAGTGTGCAACAAGAATATGTCTCTACACCTCAGGGACGTAAAGATTTTATTGAAACACATTTGCAGGCACAAAGAATTTTGTCAAAGTTGATAGTCTTAAACCACCCACAATTAACTCAGTTGATTGTGGATTTGAAAGCTTTTGTTAAATTTTCTGGATTGAAAGCTAAGCAAATTATAATTTCTGAAACAGGACATGCCCCCCTTGCCGTTATGCTTTTTGGACCAACAGGAATAGGTAAATCTTACAACATGGAGCGATTTGCTTACGCTGCACTTGGTGCTGCTAAGGAAAAGGGCCTACTGAATGTTAAACCAACATTGTATCACCACACTGATATGGTTGAATTTTGGAACCGGTATGAGGGACAACCTTGTATTAAAATTGACGAGTTATTCCCAGTAAACACACCTGAATTATTATCAGACAGACTTAAATTACTTATGTCACTAATTAGTGATACTGTTCAAAATGTAAATAAGGCTGATCTTGCTGATAAACATGAAGTTATTCAGGCAACATTACTTATAACTGGAACTAACACGCCATTTATTCCAAAATTACCAACTGCAACACCTGTAGCATTCCATCGACGCTTTCATAAAGTCGCAATGCGCTTTAAAGTCAATGACCGATTACGAGAAGCTGGCAAAGTACCTAATACCATCCTTGAAGTTACATCATCTCAAATTGATCAGAAGGATGTGGAGTTTCGAGTAAATAGCCACGAAGAATATCTTGACTCAGAAAAAGATGATATGTATGAATTTCTCTTCTTTAAGCAAAACTTCGGAAACGTAGTTGAACAGGGAGCACATATGTATGATCGAAAAGAAGACGATGAACCAAATTGGATATCTGAAAAAGAGTTTCAAGAGAGGTTGAGTGAATTGTATTGCAAGTCATTGGAAGCTAGACAGCACAAGATTGAAAATGAAATGCGATATAGAGCAAATGCCATCGGAGAGAAATATGATGAGGAATTTGATCATCTGGAAGCTATATTGCAGGAACGATTAGTTGCTGAACAAATCAAAATGATTAGCGAAATGGAACCACTACCAACAGCTGACCAACAAGGAATAACTAAACCACACATTAGTTTAGACTTACATGACACACCAGACAAATTTGTGGAATGGGTAGAAAAACAATCAAGCAAATACCTTGGCAAATGTTCAAAATGTATGGAAACAGATGATAACTCAACGAAACAACTTGTTATCTTTTGTTCGCGACGTTTCTTCCAAGAAACATCTTCTTTGATGGGAGATTCTAAACTTACTCACCATAGATGTAATATTGGATTATGCGGATTTCACTATAAAAATATAGGCCGCTATGAAGCCTTACAACATTTTGAAGATGGAAAGAATTGCCAATGTGCCCATCCCAAAGTTGCCTCATGTTTGTCAGAAGTTGGCATTTTTAACAAAGCCATTAGATCAGTTAAAAATTTACTAACTCATTTTGAGATGCGAGTTCTTTGTGTCTATGAAAATTTCAGAAAATCAACTTTCTGGACTCTCTTCTGTTTAATTACTGGAGGGTTAAGTGACTTAGTAAGTTTTCCACTATCTTTGCGAGTTAAAGATTTTGAAACATTTTCCGTTCGAGATAAAACTTTGATTTACATTCGACCACCAAAATCAAAGGTCCCACTACCACAACCAATGACATCCTTTATTCTACCTGTACTTAAAAAGCTACATTGTTCACATGTAAAAGAATATTTGGATACACTAGATTATGGTTCTCGTTACACATTTGTTGGAGAAACAACCAGTGACCCTTACTACTTGATTGAAACACCAGATCAACCAGATCAAAAGGTTTACTATTACAAATGTAATGAAAATTGTATAATCTCAAATTATTGGCCACGACTTTTGGAACTATGGAAAGAAGAACATCCTAAATGGCAAACACACCTCAACAGCGCCAAAAGCTTAAAATGTACTCCCTTTGAACTAATTCCACATGTCATTGATAAATCAAAAATCAATGAGAGACCATGTTGGTATAAGAACATTGGAAACAAAATTGTTAAGCATTTAACCACGATTTTGACTATACTTGGAACTCTTGGAGTTACTTTAGCTGGAATATTTGGCTGTTATACTCTCTTCAAGTTATGGAAAAAGCCTAAGCCTGTTCAACAAGCTTATACAACTAAAGGAGTAAAATCAGTTAAAAGAGGGATTCCGACTGGTGCTCTTAAGAACATAAGAGTAATTGAACACCAATCTCCCCAGTCAGAAGTAATTCAAGATATGTTGATGACTAACCTTGTGTACTTTAAAATAAAGGACACAAGTATTTATGCCCAAGGACTATGTTTACGAGACCGTGTTGTTTTATTACCTGCCCATTGTTTCCGTGTCTTAGAGCGAGCTATTTTGGCTAAACGCACTATTCATGTTGAGACAATGTATGGCAATCTTGATATAACAAGTTTACGTGCCTGGAAACCTGAAGTTTTCACTGAAAATGGATGGGAATATGTTCTATTGTACATTCGTGATATGCCACAACATCGAAGCATTGTCAATCATTTACAAACAAAATTAGGACATGAGTTTACCCCAATGGAATCATCTTTGCTACATAAAAGAGATGGAAGATATTGTGTCACATCATCAAAGATACATTGTTTTTCTGCTGGACCAATTTTATCCCAAGGAGCACTGGGAGATGAAATTCTTAAAAACTATTATGTAACAAGTACCAGCTTGAAAGGAGCATGTGGTGGAATTTACATTCTACCTGCCAATAGACATCCAAAACCCTTGGCTTTTGCAATGCACTTTGCTGGTTCACAATTTCAAGAAGGATATGCTTTGCCCTTGATACGTGAAATGATGGATAATGTAAGTTTACGCATGATTAAGCAATCAGCTGTACATCAACAAGGAATGAATGACCGATTCGGTGATTTAGAAATTGTTGCTGAATTGCAAGATCCCGTTTACATTCCAGATAAGACTAAACGACGACAGAGTCTTATCTCACCATTGTTAACTGACTTAGGATTAAAATGTGAAACATTTCCAGCAATATTATCAGCTAGAGATGAGCGTTTTGACCCTACAAAAATGGGATACTCTACACCTTTAATGGGAGGAGTACTTGAACATGGAACAAACCCGGCTTACGACTTTGATCAAGGATTGGTTGATTATGCTGTTGAAGCATGGTCAAAATACTACATTGAGAAAGCGCCACCATATTCTGTTATGCGATCCTCATATACTGCAGAAGAAGCCATTCGTGGAATACGATGTGGAGACACATTAGTATTAAAAGGAATGGATCTTTCAACAAGTGTTGGTATAGGTGGTTTTTATCGAGACAAGATGAAGACAACAAAGAAACACTATATTACATTTGATGAAGATGATATTTTGCATATGGATCAAGCAATGATTGATGAACTTGAAGAACAATTGGTTGCACGACAAAATGGAGAAGCTTTTGGATCTTTGTTTATGGACCAATTAAAAGATGAATTACGAACAAAATTGACTACACGGACATTCTCTGGATCTGAATGTGTCTTGACTATCATAACACGCATGATGAAAGGACCATTTATAACGGCTACGACTTTGAACCATTTGAACCTCCGAACTGCAATTGGAATGGATACCACTTCATTAGAATGGGATCACTTAGCACGTGATTTGTTAGAACACCCACTCTATTTAGCTGGTGATTTCAAGGCATTTGGAGCCCGGATTCCACGCAATGTTGTTGAAGGAAGTGGAAAGATAGCTGAAAAGTGGTTTGAATACTACTTTCCAAAACGAGACGCTGCCGAAGTTGCAATTATGAAATCATGTCACAAAGATATTTGTCCTGCATTACATGTAGCAAATAAACTTGTGTACCTTGCACCAGGTGGTATCCCATCAGGACACCCAACAACAACACTTGACAATACCATATCACATCAGATTATGGATTTTGTCGTATGGATGGAGATAATGCAATCTTCACCATTAACTCTGAAATATGCCAATTTCGACTCCTATTTACAACATGTTCATTTGTGGACATTAGGAGATGATGAAATTAAATCAATTTCAGAGGAAGTTTCAAATTTTTATGACGGACTTAAAATTTCCGAAGTTTATGCAAAATATAACATTATATTTACTGATGCACAAAAGAAAGGAAATGTACGCTTTGATAAATGGACAGATTTGGAATTTCTAAAATCATCTTTTGTTAGACATCCAACTCGAGAGATTTGGATAGCCAGAATGCGAATGACTACTGTTATTTCAACTGCACACTGGATACACAAAACTGATGATGAACAGGCCATGACTGCACAAAATGCTGAACAAAGTTTGGCATTGGCCTGGGGCTGGGGACCAGAAAAGTATGAAGAATTACGTTCTATTTACCAGGAATGTTTGAAAAAGGTTGGTATTTATCAACCTCTTCGATCATATAAGGAACTAGATTTTATGATAAATTCTAGAACTTTTGGTAATGTGAATGGAGTTTTTGGACCCAACACAGCAGAAGATGAGCACGATCAACATGCCATCAAAATTACGTTTGAAGAGTTAAACGTTGGTATGCGCACCGATGAAAATTGCGAGCGCTCAGAAAACTCACCCGTAGGTAACACGGACTGTTATCAAAACAAAAATGCTGTAATACGCAATGAGCTCAGCGAGAAGGACTTAAGTGTCGGCGCCTTAATCGAGTAACCCTCGAGGTAGGATGCTTCTTTT